TAAAGAATTATATGCTGAAAATGCTCCTTCATACATGAAACAATTTACTAAATATGTTGATAAAAATTTATTTAGTTTATTTCCTAAAGCCAATGATGCTCGTATAGCAGATGCTATATTAGAGTTATTTCGTAAAAGTGAAAATTTAGATATATTCAATAAAAAAGCCTTATACATTTATGTTAAAGAGATGACTGAAGCATCTACACCTCAAATAACTAAAATAATTAAGCGTTTGAAGATAATATATGTTAAGAAATATAACCAATATTATGAACATGGACATATAACTATGTCAATCTAACTCCTTCTACCTTCCATATTTATATTAAACGCCAATATGGATTTTAATCAAGTTTTATTTAAAGACAAGACTTTCTCAAGCCTACTTGAGGATATATACAAGAATGCAACTCGTAAAGAGAAAGAAATTAAAGCATTAATCGACCAACTGAAACCTATGATACAGGAACCAGGTGACGCGATGATGCTTGTTCCTTTGTTAAAGGAATATATGGAAATAGCTGTTAAAAATGATGACGCCTTAATTAAAATGGCGGGTATTGTTCAACGAGCTATGACTTCTAATACTATTGGTAGTGATGATGGAATGTTAAGTGATCGTGATAAAGAATTACTATTCCAAGAAATTAATTCAGTTAGTATAAAACAAATTGAAAATAAATAATGGGTACAGGTAATACTATAAAAACTGGAGGAGCTGGTATTGATTTGAGATCTAGTAATAGAGGAAATTCTAGTGAAAATTATTATAACAAAAATCAAAATCCATACACATATGGTAAAGTTGTAGTTATAAATAATGATCAATCTATACAATATAAACCTATTGAAGATAATTTCGCTAACGCTAAAATAGGTATAGCTTATCCATTTTATAAAAATAATACCCAATTACCTGTTAAAGGTGATGTTGTACCTTTACTTAAAGGACCTATACCTGAATCTGCCTTATTAAGTCAACAATATGATAAGACAGTTTATTACTTAAATCCTATATCTATTAACCAAACTGTTAATGATAATACTATAGTTGGTAATGGTGATGGTAATAATAATATCAATCCAACAACTAATGATTATAAAAATAATTCTTTAGGAGCAACATCAGGAACTACATTTACAACCCAACAACAACAACAAACAATGGCTGGTGTTAAAAACTACTTAAAAAATAAAAATCTAAGTAGAGAATTAACCGCTGGTATAATGGGTAATATTATGAAGGAATCATCATTTAACCTAAAATCAGGTGGTGTTGATACTAAGGGTAATTCATTTGGTTTAATATCATGGAATAATAAAGCGTACGGTTTTGATATAGATAAAAGAATAGGTCTTACAGTTGAAAGTCAAATGAATTTTTTATTCAGTAGTACTTTCGGGATGGATAAATTTCTTAAATCAGCTGTTAATCCAATCCCAAATGCTGTTGTAACAAATCTCCAACTAAATAGTAGTAAATTAGACGCAGATAATGCTGCTTTCTTATTTGCTCATTATGTTGAAGTATGTTCATATTGTAATAAAACAAAACAAGTATATAATAATGGTGGAATAATAACCATTAGAGGAAAACAGATATCTGTAGCACCTTCTAAACGAAGTAGATATGCTGAAGATTATTATAGACAATTTAGTGATCCTAATAGCTTTTTAGTTTGGTAATATGGCAGACAATAAAAAACGATATTATAGAAATATTAAAGAAGGAGATGTTTCTCTTCTAGCCCCTGGAGGTAATGGAGTTTTTATGGATGGTAAGAATACTTATTTATTCACTGAAAATACAACTCAAGATTTAGATAAACTACAACAAGAACAATATAATGGAACTATTCCTATTGATCCAAATAATGTAGCATCAGCTATTATTATTTCAAAAGATGGTTCTTATAATACTACTTTAGGTAATAATAACATTGATACATTAAACTTAAATGATATTACTAATCCAAATGATATTATTGCACCTGAAAAACCAATTTTAGAAGTTGGTAATATACCTGCTACTTTACCTACTGAAGAACCAACACCAATAGTAACAACTCCTCTAACTGGTTCAGTTGAGGAAGAAGCAAATACTGATCTTTACACAGCTGAATTTGATGGATTACCACCAGAAGAAGGTGTTCAAATATATGAGGTTATTCAAGTTAAAGAAAATGAACAATTTAATGTTCGTGAATCAAATTCTCCATCATTAGTATCTGAAGTATCTCTTTTAAATATAGTAGGTGTTAAAAATAGGAATAAAGGAAAAATTCCTCAATCAGGAGCTGATTTTGAAAAATATAGTTCATCATTTAAATTAATACAAAACGAAGGTAAATTTGATTCTTTATATTATTACCCATGTGCTTTATTTAATCAAGGTGATAAACAATGGGGCTCATTAAAGTCAGATAAATATACTATGAAAGGATATGGGTGTGCTTATAATAGTTTTTCTATGTTAGCTACTCAGATAAAAAATAATGCTGGATACACACCTGAATGGTTTTGGAGTAATTCATCAAAATCAGTTGTTGTATATTGGAGTTCAATGGCAAAATCAATAGGTGTGAGTGGTGTTATTCAAGATACAACATCATTAACTGTTATAGATACTCTTTTAAAAACAAGACCTTTAGCATTTGAATGGGATAATAAAAAAGTATCAAATCCTAATTATAAAAATCGTTTTACTAAAAACCACCATTGGATGGTAATTAATGGTAAAAATAAAGATGGTACTTATGTTGTTTTTGACCCAAGTGGAGGTAAAATTTGGCCCGCGGAAACAAAAGAATCAATTGGTGTAGGTTTAATTAGAACATTTTATTTAAAATAATGAAAGACATACAACAATATAATGGTGAACAAGTAATATTATCATCAGGACGTTTAGTATTTAATGCTCGTTCTAATGATGTTTATATTAACGCCAAACGTTATATCAATATATCATCAGGTGATAAAGTAACTATTGATGTAGGAAGTGTAGACAGTGATAATGAGCAGAATATGTTTTTAGTTAATGCTCCTAGAATGCAATTTGGATTAGAAAAAAACGGTCCATCTGAACCTGTAGTAAAAGGTGAGCAATTAGATCAAATATTAACTGATTTAATGAGTGCTATAGCTTCATATAGTGAGTTAGTAACAACTTTAGCAGCAGTCCCTCCTACATTAATTGTAGCTGAACAGATGTTAAAAGGTAGATTACAACAGATAAAACTTAACCTTGATAATTTTAAATCTGATAAATCCTTCACAATATAATGGTTAATAGATTTACATATAGCGTTCAAACATCAGGATTTAATAAAACACTTATTGTTTTTGACAATAGTAAAATAATATATACTGGTAGACCTTCTCCTACATCTCCTATTGATGGACCTAATTCATTAGTTAGTGAGGCAATTCTCTTCTTAAGAGACACATACGGTCCATCTATTAGTAATATGGTTAGAGTAAATGCTCCAAATCAAGCAGCTTCTGTTCCTACTGTTGAGAGTAATCAAAAACAAATAGATAATATAAAAGATCAACAGCAGGCTAAAAAGGACACTGCTGAAAAAGCACTTGATGATAAACAAAACTTTTTAGAAGAGCAAAGTAAAACAAGTCCTACTGATGCTAAAAAAGCTATAATAGGTATTATATTACCTTTATTAACCAAATTTATTAGTGCTGAAAAATCAGCTAATGCTATTATTAATAAGATAATAAATAGTACAAAAAGAAAATTAAGAGATAAAGGTCGTGTGGAAGTTGTAGGAGGAAAAATTACATTCACACCTAAAAATCCTGGTGACTATCAAAGATTTAAACAAGATTTTGACCGTAAAGTAAATAATTTAAAAAATACAGTTAAGGCTTTAAAAACTACAGTTGACGCTTTAACCACATTACTTAAAGTACTTCAAACAGCATTAGTAGCTTTTAAAGTTTTACTAACATTAAAAAAGAAACAATTACAAATACAAGCAGTAGCCGCATCAACTGATTTATTAACTCCATCCCCAGTTAAAGCAGCTGCTTCTACTTATACAATATCTGATAGAGTAAGTCAAGATATGACTAAAAATTTAGAGAAAAAAATAGATGATTATATATTATTGATAGGTATTATTAATTCTATATTAAAAATATTCCAAAAATTAATTAACTCTGTTAAAATAAAATTAGAAACATTAAGTTTAACAATAATATCAACCAATCCAACATTTACTGAATTATCACAAATAATAGATGAAAATCCAATTGCTGTTTCTTCTACAGAAGCTGAATACAGTAACGGAGAAAAACAATATATTATTAAAGTAACAACAACACCATCAGGCGCATTACAGGCTGTAGCGTATGATAAATTCAGTATGATGAAAATAACTCAAACAGCTCCTAGTAAACTTCGCAGGGCTGATGAATTAATTGATGAACTTAAACAAATATTAGGATAATAAAATATTTATAACTATGAAAGCAGACACATTTATTAAATTATTACGTAAGGTTGTACGGGAAGAAGTACAACAAGTAGTAAGAGAAGAATTAGGATTATTACTTGAAACACCAGTACCTAAACAAACTGTAGTAGAGACTAAACAATCTTCTGTAAAAAATTCAATGGTTGATTCAATTAGATCAACAAGACCAACACAACCTCTTAAACCAACTTCATTTACTAACAATAATGTGTTAAATGATATTTTAAATGAAACTGCACAAGGTGGTGAATGGAGAACAGCTATTGATGGTCAATCACATATGGCTCAAGGTTTTAATGGAGGAGCAGCAATGAGTGAACCTACAGTAGTAGGAAGTGTAGATCAAATGTTAGCTAGTACTAGACCAGCAGGAGATATTAATGCTGTTAAAATTGATGTAGTACCTGATTTTAGTGGTTTAATGAGTAAAATGAAACAACAAGGACAAATATAATGTTAAAAAGACCAACATATAGACTCAATCCTTTAGATATAGGACAAGCTAGAGGTATAGGCATTAATGTTTTATTTAACAATGATACTAGTGTGTTTAACCAAACATTCACTACTAAAGAACAAGTTAAATCTAATTTAATAAACTATATACTAACAAATAAAGGAGAACGTTTATTTGATCCTGAATTTGGGGGTGATTTAAGAGCTACCTTATTCGAACCAGATACATCTTTTGATAGTGTAGCTGCTAGATTAGAAACAGAAATATACGCTTATGTTCCTAACATCATTATTAGAGACATAATTGTAAAACCATTCTCAGACGAGAATGTAATTAACATAGTATTAAATTATTCTATAAATAACCAAGATGATGAGTTGGTGATAAATGTTTCAACACAAGACTTAACTAAATAATAATGGCAAACGTACCTGATATAAAATATTACAATAAAGACTTTACAACATTAAAGCAAGATCTAATCAACTATGCTAGAACTTACTTCCAAAATAGCTATATGGATTTTAGTCCATCTGCTCCTGGAAATATGTTCATTGAGATGGCTGCTTATGTTGGTGATGTATTATCCTTCTATACAGATAATCAGTTACAAGAAACATTATTACTATACGCTCAAGAGAGAAAAAATATTATAGCTTTAGCTTATGCTTTAGGTTATAGACCTAAAATAACTTCAGCTGCTTCTGTTCAATTAGATGTTTATCAACTGATACCATCAGATGGTTCTCCTAATTATAATCCTGATTTTAGATATACTATGAGAGTAGGTGAAAACTCTACAATTAAATCTATATCAAATCCAAGTATAACTTTTTTAACTCAAGATGTTGTTGATTTTAAATTTTCATCATCATTTGATCCAACAGATATTAATATATTTCAATACTATACTAATACAACTAACCCACAGTATTATCTACTTAAAAAATCAGTAGAAGCAATATCAGGACAAATTAAATCAACTACATTTACTTTTGGTAATCCAATTCAATTTCCAACTGTTACTATCAATGATGCTAATATTATTGAAGTAATAAGTATAACAGATAGTGATAATAATCAATGGTATGAAGTTCCTTATCTAGCTCAAGATACAGTATTTGATGAGTCACTTAACTTACCTATAAACGAGCCTAATTACTATACTGAAGATGATAACTCTCGTTTTTTACTTCGTGTTAAGAAAGTACAAAGACGCTTTGTTACTCGTTTTGATGATGATAATAATCTAATGTTAGAATTTGGTAGTGGTGTAGTTTCATCAGCTGATGAAGTTATAATTCCAAATCCAGATAATGTAGGTATAGGTTTAGTTGATGGTATTAGTAAGATGTTTATGGCTTATGATCCATCTAATTTTCAATATACAAATGAATATGGTATAGCACCTTCAAATACTACCTTGACCGTAACTTATTTAGTAGGTGGTGGTTCATCTGCTAATCTACCTTCAGATGATATAGCTTTGAATAATTCTGTTAGTACAACAATTGACAGTTATAATTTAAATCCATCATTACTAGCGACAGTACAAGGTTCAATTAGATTTAACAATCCTCTTCCTTCATCAGGCGGTGGACCAGGTGAAACAACTGAAGAAATTCGTTTACAAGCATTAGCTAACTTCCCAACTCAAAATAGAAATGTTACTAAAGCTGATTATTTAATTAGAACACTTTCTATGCCCGCTAAGTTTGGTTATATAAATAAAGCTTATGTAACACAAGATTACTTAGTAGCAAATGATACTGATAAACAAAATTATATCAACAATAACCCATTATCACTTTCAGTGTATATTCTATCTAATAATTTAGAAGGTAAATTAACTAGAGCGTCTAATGTTGTTAAACAAAACTTAAAAACATACTTATCATACAATAAAATGATGAGTGATGCTATATTAATTAAAGATGCTTATTATGTTAATATAAAAGTAAATTTTGATATATCATTACTACCAGCATATAATTCACAAGATGTATTAACTAATTGTATAAATGCTTTAAAAGAATATTTTGATGTTCAAAAATGGCAAATAAATCAACCAATAATATATTCAGATGTATATAACTTAATTGGAGCTATTAAAGGTGTTCAATCAGTTATTAAAGTAATTATTGAAAATTTAGCAGGGGGTAATTATTCTTCATATGGATATGATATACAGGCAGCAACAAAACAAGGAGTTGTATATCCTTCAATAGATCCATGTATCTTTGAGGTAAGATACCCAGAGTCTGATATTTATGGCCGCATAGTAACTTATTAAAAGTATGCCTAAATTTATAACAACCATGATGAATTCTTCAGAAGCTAATGCCTTAGGTATTACAACAACATGCCTTGCAGCTCTAAATAGTTTCTTCCAAGTATTTAATCCCTTAATAACAGGATTGTTTTATATAGCTTCTATAACTTGGCTATGCATTCAAATTTATTATAAGATTAAAATTAAAAAATGATGAACTTAGAAAAATTAAAAGGACATATTCCAGATACAGTAATCGCTCAACTTCCTGATACAATTGTTAAATTTGAGTTAAACACACCATTGCGTTTAGCTCATTTCCTTGCTCAAGCTGGACATGAATCAGGTGGATTTAAGTTAGTGAATGAAAATTTAAACTATGGTGCTAAGGGTTTAACAAGTATATTTAAAAAATATTTCCCAACAAATGATATGGCTTTACTTTATGAACGTAAACCAGAAAAAATAGCCAATATTGTTTATGCTTCACGTATGGGAAATGGTGATAAAGCATCAGGTGAAGGATATAAATTTCGTGGACGTGGTTATATCCAATTAACTGGAAAAGATAATTATAAAGCTTTTGATAATGTAGTTGAAGAAAATATTATTGAAAATCCTGATTTAGTAGCTACAAAATATCCATTAATGTCAGCTGGTTGGTTCTTTCATAAAAATGGTTTACATAAATTAGCTGATGGTGGTGCAACTGACGCTGTTGTAACAACAATTACAAAACGTGTTAATGGAGGTACTATTGGATTAGCTGATCGTATTAAGCATTTTAAGGAATACTATGCTTGTTTAGCTTAATCTCTATAAACAGCCCATATTTATACTAGAATAATACTAAGATAAATGGGTGTTTATAAAATTTTTCCATCACAGGATACAACAATCTATACAGACTACGAAACTCTAAATGCTGGGATAGACTCGATATTGGACTTATCAAAAAATGCTCCATATCTCTATCCCTCATCTTCTACTAGCCGTGTACTAATCAAATTTGATAATGATGACATAGCAGAAGCTGTCGCTAAATCAGGCGCTAATTTCACCGCTTCACTTAAGCTATATAATGCCCATGTAGATGGAATACCAGCCAATTTTAATATTGAAATACACCCTATATACCAAAGTTGGGATATGGGTACAGGACGTTTTAATAACATTCCTGAGACAAGTGATGGTGCAAGTTGGAAATATAGAAATGCAAATCAAACCAATGCTTGGACTGTAAGTGGTTTACCTAATGGAGTTACTTCATCATATTATAGTTTAAATACTGGAGGATGTAGTTGGTACACATCTAGTGTAACTCAATCTTTTGATTATTTTTCAACTAAAGATATTGATGTTAATGTTAGTCGATTTGTAGGATGGTACACAGCTAGTGTAATACCAAATAATGGATTCATAATACTGAATAGCACATCAGAATCAGCTACAGGTACAGGATCATTTGAATTTGATTATAACTATATTTATACATTCAATTTCTTCTCTAGAGACACTAATACTATTTATCCTCCATGTTTGGAGTTTAAATGGGATGATAGTACATTTAATTCCGGCTCAACTCCATATATACCAAATGAGGAGATAAATATATCTATTGGTAATAACAAGAATATATTTTATGATAATGAATATGTAAAGTTTAGAGTATATGCTAGAGAAAAATATCCTCAAAGAATATATTCACAACAGTCATTATATATATACAATAAATTACTACCAACAGCATCTTATTATTCAGTTATAGATTTACAATCAAATCTTAAAATAGTTGAATTTGATAATGTAGCTACTAAATTAAGTAATGATACTACTAGTAGTTTCTTTAGAATGTATATGAATGGATTAGAACCAGATCGTTATTATAAAATACAAATTAAGTCTACTATTGATGGTGGTACTTACATTTATGATGATGATTATTATTTTAAAGTGTTACAAACTGTTAAATAATGAGTGAACAAGTTAAGATACAGAAAACCATATATGGTCTTCAAAGCTTTAACAATGTTATAAATACAGATTTTTCTGAGTTAATAACAACAGGACAGCCAACATCATCTGCTTCACCAGACATGACTGTTCCTCAATTCTTTAATGAATATGATATTTTATTTTATGAAATACCACCTTCAGGATCAGATGACTCTCATTTAGCTTTAGCTACTAGAAGTTTAGAATATATAGGTGTATCTTTAGATGACCTACAAAATGAAATTACTGAATTAAGAGAAGAAAATATCGACTTAAAAAATCAAATATTATTAGCTTCTCAAATTAACCCTGGAACATTAATATAATATGTCAATAACAGTTACTAAACTATCCTATTCTAATAATATCCTATCTGGATCTGCTTCAGTACTAGTCCCTTCAAGAGACATGGTAAGGAATTTTGGAGCAGATGGAGATTTTGTTGAAATGCATGTGTCTGACCCCGCGGGCAAACATTTATATTCTGTTATTCCTTTCACTAACTATAAAGTTCCTGGTTTATTTCAACCAACTGATACTTACTCAATTCAAGAATTAGAATTTAATCCTGATATTGATATTAAAAATTTAGGTATTCAATTTGGTGATTATAGAATTCAATATAATATTTTAAGACCAAAAGTAGTACTTGGTACTAATGATAGACCATTTTTCTTAAAAGAAATATCTCCAAATAGACTTGAACTTAGATTAAGTACTAACAATATCACTAATGATCAAATAGAACAAGGTGTTATTGATGTTATTAATGAAATACAAAGTGTAAATTATTTTAAAGAATATTACTTAAATTTTGGTAATAATAATTTAGTACCATTTGTTAATATAGCTCTAGATAAATCTACTTCTATATATTCAGTAGTTATAAAACTATTAAATCCATTACCTCAATTTGGATATAATATTAATAGTTCTTTATCAATAGTTGATGAAATATCTAATCCACAGGTGTTTAATGTTGAAATAACATTAGATACAATTCCTGTTACTTTTCCTACATTACGTGGACCTAACTTTGATTTAGACTTAGATCAATTAAGAGTTGGACCTACACCTTATTATAACTTTAATCAAGTAACTAGCTATACAGGACAATTCGCTCCTCAATTACAACAGCTGCTTGGTCAATTAAGTGCTTCTAATTTTTCTATCAATGTTGATTATACTAATTATGAAGATTTTATTCATTTCTCTTCTGCCGCTCGTCGACTAGAAGGATTTAGATATAAATTAATTAATATTGAAGCAACCTCATCATTGAGTGCCTCAGCTGCGTCTAGTGCGTCTCCAACATCAAACATAGATGCTGAAAACTATCAAAACAATATAAATAAAATAGTTCAAAGTTTTGATGGTTGGGAACAATATTTATACTTTCAATCAGAATCAGCAGCTTGGCCTAAACAAAACAATACTAAACCTTACATAGTACAATCAGTGACAGCCTCAGAGGCTGCTTCTTGGTTTACAGGTAATTATGATTCTTCATCAATATATGATGAAAATAATCAAAACTACTTATTATATACTTTACCAGGATATATAGCTGAAAATGAAAATAATGAATTAGCATTTGAATTTGTAGCATCAATAGGACAAATGTTTGATGATGTTTGGATTCATATTAAAGCAATATCTGACTTATATCAAGCTAAAAATGCTCTAGACCAAGGTATATCTAAAGACTTAGTATACTTTGCTCTACAATCAATGGGTATTAATACTTACACTGATGAAGATGGAGAAAGTGCATTTAAATATTTGTATGGTATAGATGAAAACGGTAATTACTTACCTAATACAGGATCTCTTGAAACATTAGTAACAGCATCCCAGTACCAAATACCAGGACAAGACCAACAAAAAGAAATTTATAAACGTTTATATCATAACTTACCTTTATTACTTAAATCAAAAGGTACAAATCGTTTTATTCAGTATTTAAATACTATATTCGGAATACCAAATACAATAATGGGGTATATTGAATATGGTGGAGTAGATAAAGTAACATCCTCATTCGAGTAT